GTCAGAACCGTGGCTCGATAAGCGATATACCCCCGAGGAGTACATCAAAAACCCCCAAGCCCAAGAGGAGTTCATGAAACAGTACCTTGATATGGTTGAAAACTATCAACTTACGCCTGAGGAAGCTGCGATTACGTGGCACCGTGGGTGGGGTGCGCTTGGTAATCAGGCTGACAAACCGCGCCGTCGTGAGATAATGGAAGAACAAAAGAAACGATACATGGCAGCACCAGAAAACTTTGATTACTTAAACACCTTTAGAAGTTATGAACAATAACGACACACAAGCACGATTACGTAAAGAGATGCTCGATATCGCCAACGAGGTATTTGATAAGCGGTCTAAGGAGCTAGAGTTTTCTTCGTTTGAGATTCCAAAGCATACCCACAATGGGAAAGACTCGCCACGGATAAACCAAGTTGATATTGAACCAGGTTACGGCGCAAGTGGTTCAATGACTTTTGCTACTAGCGGTAGAAGGTATAAAATTAAATTACCATCTGCTCCTACCCACGTATACTTTTATGGTGTAACCACAAATGGTGATGGAGGAAACAGGATTCTTAATATTGGCACAGCGTTTCTGGGTAAATCTTTTTATCTCCAACCAGATGATGTCGAAACAGTAATTCCTGGGCCGTACTTTAATGTTACCCAATGTTGTACGAGTGCTAACATCCTTGGACTAACTGGGGTTAGGGTGCATGATGGACACTTAGTTCGTTCACAATCAGACTCAAAAACAATAGTCGCGGAATTAACAATACCAAGTCTCGCTTACCCCACGTTTGGGAAAGAAGGACAAAACGATAACAGAGGATACTTGAACGGATACCTATACCTGGATTGCTATTTAGCATCAGAGTATTCTATTGTTGGTAATATAATTTGTACATCATGAATAAACCTACTGTCGTCATCACCCACCACGCACTATCGCGTAAAGACCATACGGTAAAAGACGTAGACAACTGGCACCGCGAACGCTGGCCTGGCTCTCAGTTACTTTGGAGTAACGATTGTAGAATCAGACTTAATTAACTTTATTAGCTCGGTTACTACCACTATATCTTTCTTAGTAATGGTGTATAACCAGCTCAATCGCCGAGATGTCAACAGCTTTTTCTTTAAAAAGAAGTAGGATATAATAGGAACGACGCTAGTTTTTATTGCATATTTTCTAGTCGTCGCCGTGAGTGGAGCCACACACACAAAAACCCCCTCTCTGGGGGGATTTTTGTTATCCTTCGCACGCGATACAGACGTTGGTAGTGTGTATCTCTTGGAGCTGAAAACCCTTTTCTTTCAGGTGTTCAATCCATTCTTGGTCGTCCACTTCTAATATTTTATCTACAACTACGCCGTCAGGGGTGGTGACTTGGTACTGCATACATTTGTATTAAGTTGGTCAGTACACATTATACCAAACCTCCTCGAAGCGTTTGTACCAGCCATGATCTCCTACATCGCCTTGGTGTCGTCTTAATTTCCGATTAGCGTGGCGACGGTAGTATTTCAGTAAACGGTTGTTAGTGTAATGAAAGTACATTTTATACCTCATACCAAGTAAATCTACCCGCCTGTCTTTGCGTGGGTAATATTTATTATAGTGAACTTTAGCCTTTTCATAGACCATAGCAAACTACCACAAGTGCCTTAGATGTTGCTTGGGGTAGTTACATAACGCGGTTATTCTAACATAAAACTGTGGATAAGAAACCGCCTCCCCCGAGAGGGAAGCGGTCATTGGTCAGAGTGAAGCACCGAAGCCTTGACGGCGGTACATCACACGGTAGGTCTGCCCAGGAGCCGCGGTGTTGCGAATCTCCTGCACCACGCCGTTCTGAGCGAAGACAGTCCACAGCCCCGAGCTGGGCGAGATGAAGAAGGTGCAGTCACCATATTTTTTGCTCACCTTGTCGATGCACCGACCTGCCTGAACAGGTACGGAATCGGAAGGAAGGGCGGGCGGCTCCTGTGCCTTCACTGGCAGAGAAGCCATGCCGAGCCAGATGGCCAGCATCACGACATAGAAGTACATCAGCGCATCTCCTTTTTCAGTTGGTTGAGGTAGTAGGCGATTTCGCAGTCCTTGTTGCAGAACGGCAACTGCTCGGAGCATCTGCCGTAGTGCTTGACGACGAAGTGCTGTGGGTGTGGTTTTCCACAGTGCTCACAGACGTACATCCGCAGAGTTCCTTCATATAGGTTGATACAACACACTGGCACCTATGGCACCAGACTTGGCGATAGTCAGTCACGTACCCCCTCCATCTTACGAATCAGCGAGAGGGTGTTCTCGTTTTCGGTTGGAGTTAGGTCAAGTGGTAGCTGGGTCATGGCTTCCTCGTTTGTTCGATGTTTTTGATTACTTCGGCCTGACAGTCTGTGCAGTAGCGACGTTTGCGACGACGCTTCTTCATATTCTTTTTACGCGGGACCGCGACCAAGTAGTAGTCGGGGTCAATCCAGGTGTCGGTCAGCATCGCTGCTACTTCGTCGGCGGTCATGTTGCCAACTAGTCGGTGCCAAGCGCGGTGTAGTTCACGCTCCACTATTGAAATGTTCCTGTCGTGGTTGGTGCCACCACGGGAACGGGGGAGGCGATGGTGACGCTCCATTTCACGCGGGGCTTTTTTAGCCACGACATTCTCCTTGTCAAAGAGCTACTGCTAATTATACACCTTCAACAATACATATATCTACTGGCATCTGCCACATCTCAGGTGGTACACAGTTGGACTGGATAAAATTGTTTATTGTACACACGATTATTACGGTGACGGTAGTAGTTAGCATGTTAATTGTAGTTTTTTAAGAGTAAATCCAACCGCAACGGCTTGAAACCAACCAGCTCGGGGGAAATGTCGATATGGTAGTCTTTAGAATACCAACTAACGTACTCCTCGCTGTGGTGAATCTTGCCGTGTGTGTGGCCATGGATATTCCATGTGCTGTTACCGCACGGTTGCGCTGGTCGGTGAGTGAGGTGAAGATACCTGCCCATGTACACCAGGTCTAGCCCGTCACACACAAAGTCCCAGTACTTGTTGTACCAAGTAAAGGACTTTTTGTCGTGATTTCCGCGCACGAGTACACGGCTCTTTAGGTGTGACGTAACTGAGTCTAGTTTTACATGTACATCCTCATCATCACCCATGCAGATGTCGCCCAGGTGAATGAGTGTGTCGCCGTCAGGTATGCTGGCTATCCCAGCCCATAGCTGTTCTTGCCAATTACCGCTACGTTGCCCCCACTTGTCAAGATTAGTATGACCGAAGTGGGTGTCTGAGATTAACCAATAGTTCATAATTATTTTGTAACCTCCACTCTTTTCTTAGCTATCTCGTAATAATCTTTGTCTATTTCTATACCAATAAAGTTTCTCCCTAACTGCTTCGCCATCTTACCTTTTGTAGTGGGGTCATACTAAGGTGTTTTTTACATGTTAAATTACTAAATAAAAGAAAGAGATGATGGCCGCTCCAATAGCTATCCCCATTAAAAAGACGGTTAGTTTTTCGTATAAGTCTCTTTTCATATTACTTATTTATTACTCTGTTAAATCTACACCGTACTTTTTGGCGATTATCTTCACTCTCGTTTTGTAAATCGGAGAGTGAACGCCGTCTATGATTTCTCTCACCATCTCCTGCATTGTACTGGTGTGTACAATGTCTAGTTGTGCGTACATTTCTTCTTTTTCCTTTTCATACTGGTCGGCTTGGGACTTTAGGGTAGTGCGGAGCCACGCTTTCAGTTCCTCCCTACCGTCTGCTTCAAACCCAACTTTCTCACCCCACATCATGTCTTGGTTGAATGGGAGTGTTACGCCAAATGGCATTTCATCAAACTCAGAAAGGATTGCATCTATATCCGTGTGTGTTTTGTTCATGGTTATTTACTCTTACCCAGCTTTTAAAACAGCCAAACACATTTCTTTTTCACGCACGTAATCCGCTTCCACAGGCTCGTATCGGTACTTTGGTAGGGTACAGTCAGCTTCCTCTCCTGCGAGTTCACACTGGCTATCCCAGGCTGATGAGTATTGTCGCCAAGCGGATGACAGACATTCTCCGTAACGCGCTTGCCTGCGCTCCTCTTTTAAGGTTGCTTCTTGTTGCTCGGCTTTAAGTTGTTCTTCTTTGGCTGTGATTTCTTCTCTGGGGATCACCACCGCTGATTGGTAGACGGTATAAATACCAATCGCAATAAGGGTGAATGATACGCCTGCGTATACTGGATTCATATAATGGATGTTATCGTTTAAGCATCTTGGCTACTTCGTCTAATTTATTCACGAAGACACGCTGTTTCCTTGGACGGTTAATTTCAATCCCTTTTTTGCGTAGATTGGTAATAAACATGTAGATATACGTGGGACGAAGGCCAGGGTAATGGTCTGCAATATCATTAACATCAACGCCTGCTTTGTATTTACTTACAATCTCTACCCATTGTTCGACAGTAATCATTTTGGTTCCTGTAGCTCTAATCATATAGTTGGTTTTTTATAATCATTTGGATAAGGTATCTTGGTATTTGGGAGGTAGCTCATTTCTGGTTCACGACTTGGGAATGGCGGTAAGACGATGTTGTGTTTTTCTCCAAAGAAACGAACAAAGTGGTCTACAATCGTGTCTATCTGCTGATCCTTGGTGAGTTTTGTGGTGCTGGTAGTGTTATACAGGGCTTCCTGCATTACCCGCCACAGTGATTTAATGAAGTCCGCGTTGACCTGGACACTGATGGTGGACTTCATAATTACTTTTGCATCAACTCCTGCATCACGACAGGTTTCTGCTACTTGCTCAAACCATTTATGGAGAGCTTTATTTTGTTGTTCGGTACGGGTTTCTTTTGTTACTTTGGTTGGTGAAACCACCTCACATGTCTCAACAAACTCACGGAGGAGTCCTTTGATTAGGTACGCGGGTTCATTAACGATGGCTTGCAGTTTTTTGTGTTCATCAGTTGTCATGTTTGTTTAATGCTAACCACAATGTAGCGACGGCTTCTTCGGGTGTATTACCACTTACGTTTAAGTCTACTTCTGGTATTGTTTCACCATGATACGTTGCCCATGCTTCCCAATTTTCTGTGTAACCAATTCGTAAACCAAAGTCATCGTACACTTTTGGATTACACGCCTTTATAAGCTCTGACAATGATGGTAAAAAGTAACCCTGTTCTTCATACGGGTTGGTTGGATTTTTGTGGTAACTGAATTTTTCTCTTACTTCAAACCCTGCCTCTTTTAACTTTTTAGCTAGATTGTAGTCCATGTAATAGGTTTCTTAACCGCTGTTCCTCTGCTAAGTAATAGTGCACATCACATTTCATTGGTCGTCTTTTTTCACGTTCGATGTCTTCAAACCAGGCCAGTCCCCTACGCTGGATCAAGAGTCCACTGTAATAGCTTTCATTGTTGTGGAGAGCTTGGTGAGCGGCGTGGGTAAGTGGAATGAGGTTTGGGATGTAGTACCGTAGCGCGTTTGATTTACTTTTCTTGACGAAGTGATGGGCTACCTCAGTCGGCGCACCCGTGAGTTCACAGTAGGGGTGCATGGCCTTAATAATCGGGGTCAACAACTTATCACAGCGTTTCTGTACGGTACTGGCTGATGGTAGCTTGCTACGTTTCTTTGGTTTCTTCTTTACAATTCCTTTACGTCGAAATCCAGTCTTGGGTTTAAGTTGGGTCTTTCGTTGTAAGGGTGTACGTTTCATTGACTAAAACGGAATGTCTGCCTTAGTAATTTCAGGTATATCTCGGTCATCTTCGCCTGCGAGAGTTGGTTCGGTTGTTTTCTTTACTGGTGCTGTTTGAATGTCGGCAGGTAAGATTGCCATGAATCCGTCCTCAGTTTCCTTTAACTCGTAGCCTTCTGGGACGAGGTACAGAATAATGGAACGCTTCCCTGCGATTAGGGCCTTCTCGGTGATAGCGGTCACAACCTTGTCTACCCAATCGGCGGTGTCGTCACCATATTTATCAATGAGAGCGTTTTTTGAGGTGTTGTTAATGGCGGTGTTGAACGCATCATTTGATCCGCGCTGTCTTACTTTTGCCACAAGCTGAACTCCATTTTGGCCTTCAACGAGACTGGCTTCGGATACGATTTTAAGTTTGTCTCCACTTCGGATTTCATCTTTCTTCAACCATACTCCTGTTGATCCTGAGGTTTTATTTACTTTCATGTGATGTTTTTTTAGTGCGCTTTTTAGTAACTTTTATTGTATCAGTTGGTTCTGTTGGGGCAACCGCTGTTGGTACTGGGGATTCCGCCACCACTTCTTTCTTAACATCACGATCCCGCATTTGAATCCCGCGTTTGGCGGCTTGCAGAATCATTTTTTGACGGGTACTGCACCGCTCATACGTTTCCGCGTCTATGGGACGGCGGGCAACGAGATTACGGAGGTACTCGTAAAAATCATCAGGTGGCACACCCCCAGCAAACGACACAATCTCTGATTCAATATCTTTTTCGATGAGCGTTTTGCAGAGTGATGCTAGTTCTTTTTGGGCGGCGAGCACATCTTCTCCAATTTCTACATCCGCCGACAAACTACAAAAGTGGTCAGAGCTTTCGTATTGACCACCGCCGTAGATGGAGTGGTTGAGCTTTCGGCTGTATGACGCGGTAATGTTAGTTATCTCCATAGATTTCTTCATTTACATCTTCCTCACTTTCAGACGCACACTCGGGACACTCGGTATATTCATCTGAATCAAAGTGTCGGTCATGTTTATGGCAGTACATCATGCTCATATCAATGAGGTTAAGCTGATAATTGGTTGTCTTTTTCGGCATCGTATTCCATATTAGCGAGGTAATCTTCCTCGCTTTGGAAAATACCAGGGGCCACCTCTACTTTTTTTCCATAAGACGGTAAGTATGCGTAGCGAGCTTTAACAAGGATGTGAGGCGGAACCATGTAGCATCCTGTCACTTCAACTCCTTCCTTATACGAGTTTTCTCGTATGTACTGGATGGTTTTATTTACCGCCTGTTGTATCTTGTCTGCCATACTACCAAATACGGGTTCGGTGTTTTTCCTCAGCATCCATGTACCCGTCTACGTAGGCATCCCAGAGGACAAACCCATAGAGCGCGAAAGTCAAGACACAGAGAGTGACAAATCGCCACGTTTCAAGCGGAAAAGCAATAATAATAATTGTCGCAATTAACCCCACATCAATAATCCGTGCCATAGCTATATAAGTGATTCTAGTTTTTTAATGTTGTTTTTGATCCGTGAGATCAAAACACGATCTTCGGCCAGGAGAATCCTTGCGTCTTTGGAAGCAATTACGTTATTAAGGTGTGTTTGTATATTGTTCATACTTGACTTCAAAAGTCGGTATGACCGTACCCCACCAGCGTCAGAAGCGATAAATAGTTGGTTAGCGGTTTTGCCTTTAATAAACTTCTCAACATTTTTAACATCTTTAATAATACTGTCACGGAGAGTGCGAATATCTCCTGCGGTTTTCATTTCACCTGAAACAAGTTTTTGCATCAAGGTGTCTTCAAGTGCTCGGAGTGTATCGTCTGAGATTTCTGTACCGAGCTGATGTTGGGCCTGGAACTTAGCGGTACGGAGAACACTAATAATGTTGGTTGCTCTTTCAATCGGAAGTTTGTGTGAGATAAATACTTCACGGTTCATTAACATTGTGAGGGAGTGGTACCCATCAGCGAGGCGGGGGGCAATTCCAACCATCTTAGCGGCTTCGGCGTAGGTAATATCAAGTAACTCACTTAATCCTTTAATTGCCATCGCTTTTTCGTCTGGTTGCCAGCCTTCACGCATTTCTTGGAGGTGGAATTGCTCTACAATACGGTCTGGTACAGATAATGAGTGCTCAACAATCGCTGGTACTTCTTTAAGACCAAGCGCGTGGGCAGATCGCCAGCGTCGCTCACCGTCAACAATCATGTATGTACCATTTGGCAACGCTTCAACGGTAAGGGGTTCTTTAATACCCATTTTCTTAATCGAATCAGACAACCGACCAAGTTTAATTGGGTCAAAGTATTGTCGTGGTTGATTTTCGTCGCGGATAATTTTATCTATTGGTAAGTAAACAATTTGGCTTAATTTAGTGTGCATATTATTTTAAGAGTGATCGCATGTTTAATTACGTCACATTTTTAGTATACACATTTTATATAAAAAATCAATCACTATTTTAGTCTATACTGTTGATAACTTTTACCGAGATTTTTCTTTTCATCGAACCGCTGGTCGTATTTATGCTTCGGTGCGGTTGGTAAATCCCAGAAATTATCCTTATTTTCCCACGTTCCAGCTACATTTTCACACCCTGTAAAGTGTTTCTTGGGTAAAAAAGAACCACAACAAATGTGGCGGTTTCCATCCCAGCTTGGTTTGACTACTGGCTTAGTGCATATTTCCATGTGTTTTAGCTTTTTATTTGTTTGGCTTGGTTTCCCTACCCATTTTTGCCAGTGGTATAAGATTGTGGTGTGATCTTTTTTAAAGTAGCGAGCGATGGCTGACCATGAATACCCCTGCTCGCGTAACGAAATCAATTCTTTTAAATAAAGACTATTGGGCTTGATGTGTTTGCCGTGGCTCATAAAAACCGACTAAGTGGTGATACTGTGGGGGGATGTAACGGGTTCCCACTCCATCCTCATATAGATGATACATGTTCGCTTCACTTATCAAAACCCCGCCGTTGTGGAAAACGTACTCAACTACGGCAACGTGGGGTAAACCAGACTTTTCGTAATAAAACATGGCTAAGTCTCCCTTGTTGGGGATAACCATTTTTGCGTTTTGCATCATGTACCACATTGGGTCAATGGTAGGTACACGGTACTTAGCCCATGAGTAACAGTTGTGTGGGTCGTAGTTAGCGTGGGTGATATATGGTACTGACAACAGTAGGATGAAAGCAAAAAAGAGTTGTTTTATAAGCCTAGATTGGCGTTTCAGAGCTTCTCATTCCGCTGGCACTTGTGACTAGCAAGGTTCGGAAATTGCCGTTCAGTACGGGTGGACACGCCGCCGTTTCTGGTCTATAAATGGTAGCATACGTGGCGCGGTGAGGGAATGAGTTTTCCCCAGCCGTACAACTAGACAACTTATTACAAAATGATAAGTCCTGTATGTAGGAAAGAAACCGCGATTTTCGTTGCTTCTCTCGTACACTCAGTACGGCATCACTTAAACCTCGCTTAATTGCGGGGTTTTTGTGTTGTTCATTGACAGTTGCAGGGGTGCACAACAATGATTCAAATGTATTTTGATGGTGGATGCGGGCCTAAAAACCCAGGTGGAATCGCCACGTTCGGCTTCCACATTGAAGAAGATGGTAAAACCACCTATAGCATGTACGGCACAATGGATGAAACGAATACTTCAAACAATGTGGCAGAGTACGGCGGATTGATTATGGGATTATTGTGGTTAAAAGAAAACAATAAACACCAACAATCAATTCAAGTTATGGGTGATAGTAAGTTGGTTATTAGTCAAATGTTTCGGCACTGGCGAATAAAAAACGGAGCATACGTACCATACGCAAAGTACGCAAAACAATTAGTGTCAGAATTTTCTGATATACGTGGTAAATTGATACCTCGATACCTTAATAGCAAAGCTGATGAGTTGACTCGGATTTATTCTACGGAAAAAATCAAGGTCCCGTCAGTTAATTAAAAAACCCCTGCAACTGCCAGTGTACAACTGGATTAGTAAGAACATCTGATTGGGCCACTCGATGTAAAACATTGTCCAATAAATCAATTAAGCCTTTATTCAGGTATTGATGCGAAAGCAGGGAAAAACAGTTGTCCACTCTGTCCCTGCCATCTGTTCAGTATCGGAGCATAGGCTCGTAGCTATCAACCTTAGCTGTGGAGTTAAAGGGAGCTACATTACTACACAATCAAGGCCCATCTACTGACTCCCGCATACATACGAGGTAAAAGTGGAGCTGTGGAAAAATAAATTGAAAAACCCACCAAAACGTGTATTCTAGTAAAAGAAATGATGGTTGGTTAGAATCTTTATGAGATGGAGGCCTGTAACGTATACATTACAGGAAAGCTTATCGGGCATGAGTCCGAAATATCTCATAAAGACGCAAGCCAATCATCAAAACAGTGGTGTGTTGTGTGCGTTCTCGGTGTATGCACAGTAATACGTCAAAAGTGTCGGGGGATATGAAAACCCACTGGGCCGCACAAAGCACATCACACAGTACTCGTTGGTTGTTGGGGGATTGAATTAGGGTAAAACCTGAGATGTCGTAAGACCACCTTCCCCACCAGCCCGTGAGTAATCCACACCCTACCCATTTCACCCGTCACTCTAGGTGATAAAATAAATGGGTATGAAATCAATCAGTGACCTCTTGCCTTCATTACCCAGTAAACCACAATCAAAACACACCCACGAATTTCAAGAACTCTGTGCTGAACTGGAACCCATCTACGGAAAAGTGGTGTGGCGATTACCCTTTATAAAAAATATGACCGAGTATAAAATAAGGGAAGCCCATAAGATAGCGCAGGGTCGCGGGATCACCACGTACGCCTACCTTATGGGAATCTTAAAAAAAATGCCCTAAAAATAAATGTCCAGAATTTTAATTAAAAAAGTGGTCGCCCCGTCTTCGCTGTGAATTTCGACCCTTTCCCCCACGTTATAAGATAATATCTATATATGTCAACTATCAATCTCGATCTACCCGTGACCACCTTGGACGGTGTCCAGCTAACCGAGAACAACGTGAAACTAACCACTGGCAAGGTACTCGCGGCCATCCTCGACACTATGAAAGTAGAAAAGGGGATCGAAAGGATTGCGGTCTTCCACCTCGCTCAAAAATGTTACGCGGGCGGCACGGTAGACATCACCCCAGGCGAGCGCGATATGCTCCGAAAGGCGGTAGATGCTTCCATGATCCAATCTAACGTAGTAGTAGGCCAGCTTCGTACCCTCCTCGACTAGTTACGGCCTAAAAGCGAGCAAGCAAAAAGCCACTACGTATATCGTACTGGCTTTTTGCTTTTCTAACTTTTTACCGTTTCGCCCTGGCGGGCTTTGGTTTTTTGTGTTTGTCGCTTTTTGCGGTTTTTACCGTGTCGCGGGCATAGGGGAAAGTATGCTACGGCGGTGCATAGACACTCCCTCATACTATCTATGTTTTACGTATAGGGATGCGGGTCACGATAGAATCTGATCTGACTGGTATATGACGTATCACATACTCGTCTTGGACGCGCTCGATAGTGGTCGTCGCAACGTCCTCGCGGGTCTTATCGTCGTGTTCTACCGTGTGTATTGTCTCAATGTAACTATTCCCCCCTTGGCCCTTTTCTGCTCGCTCCGTCCTGGTCCTCCCGTATAATTTCATAGGATCGTTTAAGACACTGATAATGGTATATATATGCAATTTTCAAGGATCATGCGGTACTATACCGTATAGAATGGCCCGAGCGGGCCACTCTGACGGGATACTACGGGGTCAATAGCTGGTATGTGTCACAATGAAAGAGTACGGCGGGCTTGACTGGTTGTCCGAGGATATGACGCTTCGCCTGGTTGGTCATAAATGCCCCAATGATCGCGCTTGCGTAGCAGATGAAACGTGCTCCGCATGGGTCAGTGTCTCCCTCGGCGGGGATCGTTTTACCCCACTCGCTCGCTTTTTGGCTATATACCTCGATCTGACCACCTCCCGCGCGTCCATCAATCACAAATGGGTCATACTTATTTGCTACCATACCCGCGAGGATCGCGCGCCTAGCGTCCAGGCTATCAACACATGATAGCAGTATGTTCGCTTGTACGTGCTCCCCTTGGTACTCTGTGGGGTTGGCGGTGATCTCAATATCTCGATTTAGGGCCCGCATCTGCTCGCTGATCGCGTCCACTTTCAACTTTCCAATGTGGCGTAAGTCAAAGTGCTGGCTTGATAGGTTGTGCGCTTCTACTGTGTCATGGTCGTATAGCACAAACTTACTCACCCCTAACCGTGTCAACTGCAATACCGCGTTGCTCCCTATATTCCCGAGTCCAATAACCGCTATACATACGCCTGTATGGTTCTCGGGGTTGTATATACTTAATTGGCGGTCGTAGTGTATTTTCTTTTTTGCCATACTATCCGAGCAAACCTCTGTATAATGGTGCAGTGCTCGGTGCGGTTGGATCCCCGTCCTTGTCTGACTCGATATCGTCCACGGGGGTAAACTTGTCTAACTCAAAACTAATGGACGCGATATCCGCTTCCAGGCGGTCTATGATGCTTGGTTTTATTGTTCCGATCCTTTCATATTTTGCGAGTAACGCTTCCTTTTTCTTTAGCTCCTTAGCAAGGGACGTGCGTTTTTTCTCGTCCTTTTTTGTTTGCGTGGTCCTCCTGGTTGGCACGGTATCGTCCTCATCTTCTAGCTGGTATGGGCTTTCCCATCCGCTCGGGCGGTACGGGTACCCGTATCCCGCTCCCGAAAATATAGCGGGCATAGTGACTTTTTCTTTAATCTCGGCAATACATGCGTCAATGATTGACTGATCCGCGTCATCGATCACTTCGATCTCCAATTCCACATGAACGTGCACTGGTTGGTATATGTCCAGGCGGGCGGTCATTTCATGTTTGTGGTTGGTAACAAAAGAAACCATCCACGGGAACTCAGCTCGACTCGCGTTTATCGTAGCGGTATCAGTAGCCGAGAAAAATACGTCCATTTTTGCATGACTGTGCCACCAAAACTTGTAGTCTTTAACACTTTGCCCCGCTTTGATCTTTTCAACTTGAAACTGTGCCATCGTTTCGGCGGTCATATCTACGTGACTCGCGGTGACTTTTTGTCTTAGTATCTCCGCGCTTGTAACTAAAAAGTCTTGACCGTTACAAACGATCTCTCCCATTCCTCCAATCTCATACTGGCAATTATCTACGTATCCCGCGATTTTTTGCCATACTTTGTTTTCAATTTGAAGTTTCATACACTTATTTTTTTATACGTAACGGGCGAGCAATTAGCTCGTATGGTACGCTTTTTGCGGTGTCTAAATAATGCAATAATGACTCGACCGTCGGTGTCACCTCTTCCATTTTATCTTTACACCACGCACTCATTATCTCTCTCTGTATGTCGTCTGACTGTGTACTACACTCGGCCATGATATTTTTTATCTCCTCGGCCTGCTCCTCGCCTAGTAGCTGACAGGCTGACTCTTGGACATGCCAATCTCGGTCACTGGTTTCGTCCCCTGGGATATTCCAATACGTATTACAATCAACTGGGCCAATGAAACGTAGTCCAAATGATCCAGCATACGGCGGCACCATCCCCACCATCGGCGCGATTGGTTTTTCGTTTAGGTCACGGTTGTTACCATCTCCCCCGAAATATATAGCGTATCGTCCTCCGTGTTCGCTTTTGCTAATTGTTCCTAACTCTTTTCCTAACTCTTTTATGGTTTCAATCCTTTGTGCTCGGTACGAGTACGTCCGAGTATAGGCGGCTTCGTCCTTGTTACTCGATAAGTACGCATGTATCAGTGTGATAAAATGGTACAAGTCTCCACTATTCCAGGCTGTCCGCATATCGTCCTCCCAATCACCCCAACACGGTTGGCCCTCGCTATTTACCGACCAATGGCGCAAGCCAGGAAACGATATATTTTCGATTCTAACGGTATTGCCCGTGCTGAATCTTCCAGCTTCCAGCACTACCGAAAAACAGGCGACAAACATCCGCGAGCGGGCTTTGCTACCATCTTCTATTTGCGCATTTGTATATACGGGCGCTAAAAATACCCGTATTCTACTATCTGTGACTGGCACGATCCCTTGTATTAACTTATGACCACGTAACCGCTCGTAGACTCGGGCCATGTCCACGGTGTCAATCTTTTGTTTTTTCAGTTTGGACGCTTCCGCTTTACATTCCTTAACTCGGTGTTGGTATTCCTTAATCTCATTTTTTAATGACTCGATTTGACTTCTATTGTTTTTGATACGATCGTCATAAGTGACCGCAAATCTCTCCGCGCGGCTAATCGCTTCTAGATGATCTCTTTTTTTAGAGTCTACTATTTTTGATAGTGTGTCTATAGTCTCCATTCCTACCACCGAAACTCGGACGGGCTTGCCGTCGATCATGTCCAGCGGTGACACTTGTCTCATATCCCCCCCGACTGCTTCGGCCTTTTCTGCTTCCACGGTTGTCATATTGATTCTATGATTATTTTGTGTCGCTGATAAAAGCAAAAAGCCCCCGAGCGGGGACCTTTTGCGCTTGGCATTATCCCGCTTGCTTTGGCGTTACAATGCTAATAATGTCTCCATCTTCTACAATACTCGTCATGGTTGCGGAAACTCCCGACACGTACGCTTGCTCGCTTCCCGATAGACTCATCCCCGAGCGAGTAAGTACGTCACGGACGCGTGTCCCCTCCTCGACTTGCAGTGTGATCTCGTCATGCCCCATGCGGGCAATATATACGGTAAGCATATTTTTTGACTAGCTAGTGATAAAATACATCTGATCGTACAACTTCCGAGCTGGCCTACTTGCTCGCTTTCTTGTCTGCTTCCACTCGGTCCTTGGCGATTGCTTCGATCTCCTCTCCCCACTTTTCAAGCGCTGCAATACGAACTGCATCGTCAAAAGCTGGGGTGAACTCATTGCAACGAGTCAAAAAGCCCGCTTCGATCAATGTTTGTACCCGTGGACTAAAAAGTGAACGGGCGACATCTGTTAGTTTTTCAACGGTTGATCGCTTCGCTTCCCCTCGACTTGGCTCATACATAATGATGAATGGTTATTGTATAATTGCATTTTTCTCGCTATAATCTCTAGCGAGATAGTAACGCGCGAAAAATATCACGCGCTATATATCTCGATACAATTAACCAATGACCGCTACCACATCATAGACAGAGATCAGATGTGTACCACGGTTAGACTCGACAACGTAAAATATATCGTCCTGGGCCTTACATCGTACTTGACCCGTCAATCTTCGTAGTAAAACATCCGTGAAGATTAAGCGCGTACCAGATTGCAACGGTTCCATCTCTGGTTCTTTTATAAGACAAACATCCATATAATTGAGATGATGACAAGGCCAATAAAAGATTCGACCCTGGTACGTTTCACTTGACGCTCCTCGCGCAAACGCTCGCCGATATACGATCTAACATTTTGCATATTATTTTTTGTATAACTAACAACTTCATAAAGTAGTATACATAAAATAACAAAAAACACAACTGACTAATTTTACATACTGTGGATAAAGAACAAACAAAAACAAAATACGTTATAACTCCAACTGTCCGACAACGTAGAACTGCTCGGATCATCGCGGAAATTGCACAAGGAAAGCACAAGGACATAAAAAACAATGCTGATATCATAAAAAAAGCGGGTTATGGCTCGGGCTTGACAACTCAGCCAAAGCGTGTGTTGAATAGTGTCGGCACAACTTTGGCCCTTGCTGAGCTTGGTTTTTCAAGTGATACCGCTAAAAAAGTAGTGGCGAAAATACTAGAAAATGATGACGCAGAAGATCGTGATCGTTTACGCGCCGCTGATATTGTTTTCAAGGTTACAGGCGATTATGCGAGTGACAAAATAGCGAAAGAAAACAACGCCAATCCGATTATTTTTGCGAAGATTGAGCATCATATTTTTAATTTTGAAAGCGAGATAAAAAAAGCGTTAGGGTATGAATCTGTACAAGTTATTCCGAAAAAAGACGAATAATCCGCGTGTGATCGTAGAATATTTTGACGGGGATACTGAAATTTTATCTATTGGAACGTATGAAGATTATGAAAACGAACTAGAATACGAGCGCGAGTGGTCAAAAACTATCGCTAATTTGCTCAAAATTGACCGTGATGCTCGATAATTGTCCGAGCTGATACATCTATCACATAAAAGAAAAAAACGTCCTATAACTCAATTTTGAGCTTCGTATTTAGCTCGATCATACTATTTGACGCTAGTTTCTGTGGTGTTATACTGTATTTGTACTGCTAGACCGACTCGATAAGAGTGCTCGAACAGTACATTTTGAACACGTTTTACATCTAATTATGTCACTTCCGCAGTCGCTCTGATACTTTCAATCGACTGGCAAGAGACAGAAAAGGCACTAAAAAGACCGTTACCGCGATAAAACGCGGGCTTCAATGTATCAATATGAATCTACTAGAACGCTTGAAAGAGCGCGTACAAAAGACACAAGATGAACTCGACCAGGAACGGGCCAAGGATCGAAAAGAAAAGGATCGCCGAGAACTGGTCGAACTGAACGAGCGAGCACCTTACTATAAAAGGGACAACGGGTGGTGCGATAAATGTCACCGTGATTATTCGGTACTGTATACTAAACACGGCAACGAGACACTGGCCTATTACCTCGGTACGTGTTCAAAAGGCCACACCGTAAGACGCGAGATCACGTTACGTGATCGCTACTATGACCACTCGATCCTCGTCCGAGCTGAACGTGATCGCCACTCGGATGACTTACTTACTCCAGATCATCCACGTTTCAAATATGTATACCCAGACAAATGGCGAGAGTATGAGCGACAACGAGAACAACGAGCACTCGGAACTGTCTAACACACTAGCTGACCCCGAGCACTACTCGATCCTATACTGGACGGTAAAGAACGGGGTGAAGAACGAAAAAGGTGAGATATTAGACTTTTCGGATCGTCTTTTCTTGCTGGACATCCTTACTGACTGGAGCCCTAACTTAGTTTGGAAGAAATGCTCCCAGGTGGGTGGATCGGTCACTTTCGTTATAAAAGCCCTATATGCGGTACAACACCGAGGACTGAACGTCATACTCACCTACCCTAGTGACTCGGACGCTGAGGAGTTTGTAAAGACCAAGACCAATCCCATCATTAAGGAGAACGTGCAACTCTTTCCAAATACTAGTGCCGACTCGGTATACCTCAAACAGCTCAATGGTCGAAACCTATACGTCAAAGGAACGGTATCGAAGACCGCCGCTATCAGTACCACCGCCGACCTATTGATCCATGACGAAGCATCCCGCTCGGATCAAAAAAACATGGCGTTCTATCAGTCACGTATTAAGGCATCACCATACAAGGGTACCTGGATGTTCTCTAACCCAACTACCGAGCGTGACACAATGGACGAGTGGTGGCAGAAAAGCGACCAGAAAGAGTGGTACGTAACGTGTACCAACGGCCACAGTGAGTACCTATCATGGCCTGATAGTGTGGATAAAGAGCGTGGCTGCTATCAGTGCAAAACGTGCAAAGTACAACTAACAGACGACCAACGGCGCAAGGGGTACTGGAAAGCTACACGAGAGAGTGATATTAGTGGGTACCATACCAGCCATCTCATGGCCCCGTGGATCAAGGCCACTGACATCATACGGGAGAGTGCAGGCGATCAGGAATACTTTTTCAACTTCGTCCTCGGAGAGCCATACAATCCAGGTGACTTGTCTATTACTCGGTCACTAATCCTCGATAACTGGACACCCCGCGATCTGTCGCTGGGGAAGCACTACTACCTCGGGGTAGACGTAGGCAATATGAAGCACTATGTCCTTGGTACTGAGCTTGGTGTCACCCGTATTGGACGCTTTACTGACTGGTCGTTCCTTGACGATTTAATGAAGCAATATAACCCTTTTTTAGTGATAGATGCGATGCCCGACAACACCGCTAGTCGCCACTTTGTTGATACCTATGAAAAGGCGTATATGTCCTATTTCCAAGACAACCAAGCTAATCCCCAAACGATTGTGTGGTGGGGGAAGCCAGGGGAACCAGGCACCCCAAACGACAAAGGCAAGATCGTATACAGCAACCGTAACCGTGTGATTGACCAACTAATTGATGATCTTTTGCGGGCCAAGATACTATTCTCTAACCCCTCGGATGCTGAGTTTCGCATCTTTATCGACCAATGGCTGACCCTTAGACGGGTGAAACACACTGACGCACGGGGAATAGAGAAATACGTCTGGGATAGCACCACGGGCAACGACCACGGGGTATTTGCTTTGTTGTATTACCAGCTTGCGCGGGCCACCGAAGGGGCAGGGATGGTACTCGGCGAACCAGAGGAACGTCCGTTTATTGGACGAGATAATGTGGTGCAAGATTTCTCTGTTATCTTTGATTGATTCTCATTGACAGAAACGGATAACCGTATGATACAATAAACATAATGTACGAAAGTCTTTCAGAACAAGACAAGATCAAGTTAGTCAACGCTCGCTGGACGAGTGCGGAACCACTTTGGGCTCAAATTAAAAAGAACACCGCACGTAATAAACGGGTATACCAAAACAACGGCGAATGGGTCGGGGATAGTGTAGCCCTAAAGAGTCGCCCGAAGATTCGCGCTAACCGCATTTTCCGTAACACCGAGAGTGTAATTAACGCACTTATAGCAAACCCCCCACAAGCAAACTTCATTCCCACCCGTAATACTGACGAAGCCAAAGAGTTTGCTGAACTCCAACAACAATACTTCCTAAAACGATACAAAGACTTAAATGTTAAGGAACAAATCCGTAAAGGACTCCGTAACCTATATTTCAGCCGACTGATTGTTCTTAAAGTCTTTTGGAACAATGCTCTAAATGATTTTGATGTGAGGGCAATAGACCCCACTAAAATACGGGTATCACCTAACTGTACCAAGGAAGAAGAAAGTGAGTTTGTGATTGAAGAAATTGAAGATACATTGTCTAATATTTGTGCCCGTTTCCCTGTTAAAAAGACCGAAATCTTAAACAAAAATGGCTACACCGATGAAACGGTTGCTTTTATTGAAAACCCGACAATTACGTACAAGGAAGCCTGGATTGGTGACATGATGTATTGCATATACGGTGGCATCCTCTTATCTGAAAAGAAAAACCCATACTGGGACTGGGATGGTATTAAAATTACCCTAGAAGAAGGTGTAGCGATGCAGGAAAATCGCAAAGAAACACTGAAAACTATCCGCGAACAACAACCAGAACGCCAATTAAATGAAGCGACAGGTGACGAGGTTGAATCAGGGCTTAATAGTTATTTCTTTAACCACTTCAATAATCCCCGAAAACCATACATCTTTGCTACGGCATTTAACTCTGAACAAAAACCAGTGGGTGAAACTGACATGATTGAGCAATCTATTCCGCTCCAAGAAGGAATTGACCGACGCAAGCAAGATATTGATGAGAACGCTTCGTTGGTGAATGGTCAGGTTTTAGTTGATTCCAGTGTGATGAGCAAAGCTGATGCACAAAAACTTCGCTTTGAAGCGCGGGCGGTGGTGTGGGGTAAGGGTGTCGTCTCAGGGATTCGCCGTGAGTTTGGTACTGCCCTACCGCAATTCGTGTATGAAGATATGGTTGATTCACGGTCTGAAATTGACAACATCATGGCTGCGAGTGCGTCATTCCGTGGTGAACGGCAGGGGCAAGAAACCAAAGCTGGTCGTTTGGCCTTGATTGACCAAAGCTACCTTGCCTTAAATGAGCTTGTCCAGGTTGTAGATTATGTGTCTTACGAGATGTTTAACTGGTTTTACCAACTCGCTAAAGTAAATTACACCGAAACCCACTACGCGAAGATTATGGGGCCTGATGCGGCGGTAAAAATGATCGCCCTGACCCAAGACGACTTTGAAGACGGAACCGAAATCCGAATCAACGAAGGAAAAACACTTCCTGAGGATCGTCAATTCAAGTACGAGCAGGCGCAAATGGACGCAGAAAAAGGCTTTTTGTCTCCTGCTGATTACCTTCAAGAAGCGGGCTACCAAAACCCTGCTCAGAAAGCCAAGAACGCCGTGGCGTATAAAATGAACCCACCCGTGGCGGTGGGGATGAGTGAGGAAGAACTAGCAGAATTAGCCCCACAAGAACAAAAAGAGGAAACCCCACCATCACGCAGTATTTCATTTAAAGATTTGCCGATTGATGGGCAGATTCAATTAGCGGCCCAGGCAGGAATCCAACTTGATCCTGAGATCATCGCAGGCGAAGCCCTGAAACAACAGGAAGCGAAGATGGCGGGTAATAGTATGCCTGCTATTCCGTCTGATATAGTATAGACAATCCCGTTTGCTTGGTGTACGGGGGAACAACCAACACTTATACATAATTATGACCTAGCGGTTTGCATCACTCGCAAGAATAAGTTGCAAAATGGCAGTCGAAACATTTATGGACATAGAAGAAACAACTGTAGTCGCAGAACCAACAGACCCAGGAACAATTCCTGAAACTGATCCAGGCGAAAGTCCTGAGGCAATTCCAAACGATGCGCCTATTGAAACCCCTGAACCAGTTTTATACGAAACTCCTGATGGACGAAAGGTAGATGCAGAGACACTACAGCGAGAATGGAAAGAGCACTTTTTGCCTGATTACACTCGCAAATCCCAAGAGCTTGCTGAGCTAAAACGTCCCCCAAAGGAAGAAGTAGTACCAGAATGGTCACAACCAGACTACGTACCAAATTCTTACGCAGAGGTGATTCAAATAGCTAAACAGGAAGCGATTGCGGAATTAGAGCGAGCGCGTCTTGCAGAATTGGAACAACGGGAAGAAATCACAAGCCGAGTTGAAGCACAATTAGCCGAGCTAAAGAAAGATGATCCAAAGCTAGACGAGAACGCCCTATTCCAACACGCGAGTAAGTATGGATTTCGTGATTTGAAACTCGCTCACGACAATTACCGAGTAATGCGTGATGCGATTGCCCAGACCGAAACACGGGTACTCCAAAATGTCCAAAGGCGTGGTGAAGCTCCTGTTGCTCCCCCAACAGGCACACCAATAACGGGCGATGCGGTAGACCCTAATGTTTCCCAACGGTTTGGTTCGGCCCGCGATTTCCTTGCTTCTCTCACAAATTAACCGCTATAAGTAAATTACTATGACGTTTGATGAAGCAGTACGAACCACTACCCGTACCTTTATTGTTCCAAAAGTATACGACCAAGTAACCAAGGGTTCACCAACTTTGATGAAACTCTTGCGAACGGCAAAGTCTTGGAGCACTGGTACAAAGTATGAGTTCCCGATCAAATACCAAGACACAACAAATGGAGGATGGACTGGTATCGCAAACCAACTTGACACTAACCGACAGAATGTACGCGTCACCGCGTCATTTGAGCCGAAGATGGTGTACAAGCCTGTAGTTGCGTCCAGTATTGAAGTGGCCCTCAACGAGGGACAGGAACGAATTGTTGACCTCTTGCAGACTGAGTTTGACTCACAAGCACAGAGTTTGATTGACCTCATGGGACAAGGACTCTTTACTGGTACTGGTACTGGTAATTTGCCTGACTCTCTGATGAACGCAGCAGATGACGGTGGTGCGTTCCCAACCTACGGTGGACTCTCGGCAACGAGTTACCCAACCTGGGCTGGGTATGACCTCCAATCAGCAGGCGCACTTACCCTCGCAAAGATGGCGACGTTCTACGATGCAATCGAAATTGGTACTGCCAAGCCCGATATGATCGTCACTACGAAGGCTCTTTGGAGTGTGTATGAATCATTACTCACCCCAACTGTCCGCGCTGGATACGTCCAAAATGGTTATCCAAAGATGGATGAGTACGGCATGGTTGCAAGTGCAAATGGTCTTAACGGAAACCAAGGCTTTGAGTGTCTCTGGTTCCGTGGCACACCAGTTGTAAAGGATGAGCAAGTCCAGGCTGGGGCAATGTTCGGTTTCAACAGCAACTATTTTGGTTGGAAAGGAATTGATAAGAAGATTCGCGGATTTGAAACCCTTAACTTCAAGCAGAGCAACGATGGTGTACCAAATGGTGTGCCAGGTCGTGTTCCTTCAACAAAAGGATTTTACTTCCGTGACTTTATGATGCCAGTTGATCAGTTTGCAGAAGTTGGCTACGTCATGTACGCAGGAAACTACATCGCAGAACAACGACGATTGGTAGGTGCGATGTACAACCTCAACGCTTAATAAGTTAGACCACTAACGAATTGCCCAATATTTGAAAAACAATAACGGGCTGTAACCAAAATTATATGATTCACATTTCATTCCAAGACGCATTACAAACGACTGCTAACCCAGCTCTCGCGCTTGGTACCCGAGCAGAGACTCCTGATGGACGAGTATGGACATACGTTCAGGCTTCCACTGGTGGTCTTGCAAAGGGTTCGGTAGCGGTTCCTGCCGCTGTTACAGCGGTTGACACAGTGAGTTCTTCAACAGACTCACAGGGTCGGATCGTGTACATCACCAAGTCAGGCGCAAGTTGGACACCAGGTCAGTTTGCAAATGGTTGGGTGGTAGTTGACGATGGTACTGGGGTTGGGCAAGTTGCTCAAATCTACAGTAACACCGCTGACACCCTCCAGTTGTACCCAGCGTACGCACTCACAACGGCGTTGTCGGTAGCGGATAGTGACATCACTATCTCTACACCAAACGTGGTTGTAAAGTCTGCGGTAACATCACTTTTACAGAACGCTACAGGTATTGCTCAGGTTGCTTTCGCGGCAGGAGAATACGGCTACGTTCTCGTCCGAGGTGTTGGTACTGTAATGGCTGGTGCCGCGCTGGTTGTAAGTGAATACTTCTCTACGGGTGATGACACCACAGGACAAGTTATTCCACTTGCCGTTGGTGAAACGCTTGATGACGCGCAGATTCTTGGTCGCGCAATAGTGGCAAACGCCGCTCCTGACCAAGGTGCTCTCGTCTTTGTAAGTATCACCTAAGGATTCCTAAAGTCTCTCTCTTGTAGGGAGGCTTTATGGAGCACTTAGACTCCCCAGGGAACGATTGAAGCCTTGGTAATAAAACTCACTATGAACCCAGATGAACATAAAGTAGTTCGACTCACTAATTGCACGGACTTCGACTTCACTCCTGAGATGGGTGCGCGGTACCACGGGGTACCGTACATGATTCCAGCAGGAAAGTCCTTGCTCATGCCAAAACCAGCCGCTAAATTGCTCGCAAAGCACTTGGCTCGTCAGGTGTACATTAAGAAAGCCCCTGTGTACGGCCCGTCTGAGGTGGATGGCAAGGGATCAGATCGCCCACTGTGGACAGAAGAAAACTGCATGAAGTTGGCTGATTCTTTCTTGTCAGAGGAATACGAGGAGGAAAAGAAACTACCAAAGACCGAAGCCGAAATTGTCAAACAAAAGATTGAGGAATTAAATGAATTACTCCCCGAAACAACCTCAACGGAAACGACACCAGGAAGCTACATGGATAAAGCCCAAGTAATCGCTGAGCTACAAAAGCGCGAAATTAAGTTCGATGCGCGGATGAATAAGACTGCGCTAGAGCGGTTACTAACAGAACCAAAAGCTGAATAAATCATGGAACTCGACACGGAAAAGTTTAAAGCTCTTAAAGAACTATCTGAAATACAGATAGCAATTTCGCAGGCTACCGCTTTGTTTGATGAAATAAAAAACTCAACTGAGGCGTATAAACAACTCCGTGAAAAGGAAACCATAGAGCTTGTACAGAACACCCTACTCGCTAGTAGGGAAGTGATCGCAGAAGCGGAACGAAACCACGATGTTGTCACTTCTCTGGTATACGAAGCTGAAAATATTGTTGCAGATTCACATAAATTATTGGACTACATCAAAGATCAGGTTGAAACCAATCGCACTGTTATTAAACAAACAGAATTGCTCATTAAAGAAAAAACCGAAGCTCTTATACTTCAAAAAAATCAATTAGAAAAAGAGCGGGCGTACTTAGAGGGAGAGCGAAAGAACCTGGGTGTGCGAAAGAAAAAACTCGGCGATCAAGAACAAAAGTTGGCCGCCGATATGGAGATGCTACAGCAAGACATCGCACGGTTGCGTAAGGTATAATTATGCTATATGACAAACGGTGTTTTCCAACGAGATGAAAACCACGTACCAATTACGCAAAATGGTCTGTTGGTTGAAAAAACAATTTCATTAACTGCTAATAATGAAACCGTGGCAGTTCCGTTGTTTACGGTCACGGGGTCAGTGCAGTTTATTGCTCTATATGGAGTAGTACAAGAAACCCTTGGTTCTCATGTTACCGCTGCTTCCTGGCGTGTAAATGACGGGTCAGCCCAGCCATCAATTAGTGCCTTGGCGGGGACAACCTTATCAGGCTTTGTGGCTGGGTCAACACTTGTCCGAAGAGGTATTGCCTCTGTCGCCTTAGTCGCCTCCAACGCGAGTTTAACTGCTTTGATTGACCCCGTAGCCTCCACCACTCCTGGTTCGTTTATGCCATTTATTATCATCGAAAAAAATGGTGGCCCAACCGCGATAGAATTTCGTTATGCAACCACAAACACGCCAACCACAGGATCAATTACTTTTTATGCTGGTTGGGTTCCTCTTACTCCGAACGCTAATGTAACCCCTGTCTGATATGCAATCTACCCGTGATACTAACTTCATACCAGAATCACTAGCTGTCTTGAACACTGATACTGTTCAAGGAGCTAACCTGGTGCCAGTAGTAATTGAAGGAAATAATCTGCGGGTAGACGCTACTGCGACCATTTCTTTTACAATGGAACCTGTTTCACCACAAGACGAAAACTACGTAAACGTACTTTTGTTTGAAGGATATGGAGGCTTACTTTACCCCGCTGTAGCAACTAGTGACGGGGCATTACTCATAGGCACGTAATTATGTCAGGCATATTACCCAGAGATGAAAACCACGTAACCGCAGTCGGATTTGAAAGTTCAACGACACCTGGTTTAATCTTGCCAGGTAAAATCAATCCTGCTACTGGAAGAATCCTGACCAGTATGACTGGTAGTGGGTCTGGTACGGTACAGACTATTGGTGTCACTACCGCCAATGGTTTTTCTGCAACCTCTGACGGTGATCCCGTTGAACCACGACTTACCCTTACAACTACTATTGCAGGTATTTTGTACGGTAACGGAACCGCCATTTCTGCCCTTACAGTTGGTTCTGGTCTTTCATTAGTGGGGACAACGCTTTCCGCTACAGGTGGTGGATCAGGTACCGTCACCTCCGTTGGGCTTACTGTGCCAACGGGATTAACGGTAACGGGATCGCCCGTCACCACCTCAGGAACATTGGCGATTGGTTTAGGCGCGGGATATGTGATTCCACTTAGTTCAACACTAGCTACGTATGTCGTTGGCCCAGCAAGTGCCACAGATAACGCGATTGCTCGGTTTGATGGAACAACTGGTAAGTTGATTCAAAACACCACGATGTTGTTGGATGACTCTGGAAATATTATCCCAGTAGCAGACGGCACTCAAAACATTGGGAAAGCTGGGACATATCTTGCAAGAGTTTTTACTAACGCAGTAAGGGCCGAAGATGGATTGTTATTAGAAAGTGGAGGAGGTGTAGTTGCAACTTTCCAACAAGCCCCCCTAGGAACTACTGTTAATTATCTTGGTGTAAACGGGGCGGCAACAACAGACGGAATAAAGATATATTCTTTTGGCTCAGACACAAATATTGACATAGATATCACACCGAAAGGAACTGGTGTGGTTAATGTCAGCACAGCCGTAACTGTTGCTGATGAAGTATATGGAGCAGGGTGGAATGGATCACTTGAAGTACCTACTAAGAACGCCTTATACGACAAAATTGAAACACTTGGTGGAGCCACCCCCGCCAGCGCGTATTACTTTGTCGCCGCTGATGATGCAACCACCAAAGAAAAAGCTCTCGCTGACTACGTATGCGATGGAACGGCTGATGAGGTACAAATTAACCTAGCCTTAGATGCTATCCGTGCAACTGGTGGTAAGGTAATTCTTTCCTCAGGAACTTTTGCAATCGCGGCTTCAATTAACATGTTGGGGAATGTAGCGGAATCAGACGCTAACCCGTTTATGACTCTCCTTGGTTCAGGGAGTGAGTCAACTACGCTAGTCGGGGCATCAAATGTCAACGTGATTGCAACGGGGCAACGGGCTAAATACGAGATTGCTTACTTTACGGCGGTGGCGGCGGGTTCAGGTGACTGTATTTCTCAAACCGCAGGCACCGAACGCGGTAACTGGCAGTCATGGATTCACGATGTTTACCTCCAAGGTAACTTTGTAGACCACACTGGGTGGGGACTTGATTTGCAGTCACCGTTTCGTATGCGCCTTACCAACATCGAAATGAACGGTGTGGCGAACGGCTGTAATTTTGTAGCCCACACAAACGCTTTCAATCCAGGCAATCTTACCGTTGACAGAATGTTTATTAACTTATGGAATGACGCGTCAAACGCCAGTGCAATCGGGTTTCAGTTAGCGGTACAGAGCACTACAGCGGAAAATGTTATGAATCTTGTCGCAGTCAAACGACTTGATATTGCTGGTGGTACCGCCCTGACAAGTTCTATCGGCATTAGTATTGTTGGCGCATCGTCTTCTTTTGGGGATTCCCGTCACCATAGTTTCACAAACTTAAACATTGAAGATGTCCAAACCGTCATTAAGCATGTCCGTGGGCGTGATTGTACCTACCGAGATTTAAACTACTGTCGCCCGCTTTCTGGTGGAACAGTCATTGATCTTGATAGCACTTCACACAACAACTCATTTGAAAACTTATACGCGGTGGCTCAGGGAAGCGGGCAAACCTTTAACCTTATTGTAGACAACAACGGGTCTTCCAACTTACCAAACTCACTTACTCGGGTGGACGGTTTTCAACCAAGCTCTGTCACAATTAACGCAACCCTGGCATCAAATACAATCTTAGAGCGCGTTGACCTCTCAGGTGGCTCTCCAACGGTATCGAGCACCATTACTGATCGGAACAACGGCTCGGTCTATCTCTCTGCCACAGGTAACAACAAAGTTTACGGTACCAATGCGTCAGGGGAAAAGGTGTGGAAAGATGAGGGAGTAACCTACTCTTTGGTTTCCGAAGCCTCGTCAGCTACCCCAACCGCCACGACAACGGCAGACAGAAACGAGTACGTTGCCACGGCCCTTACCGCGAACGCCGAGCTACAGCTCCCATCAGGGACACCAAAAGATAACTGTATGGTGCTCTACAATCTTAAAGCGTCGGGTGGGACACGCACCATCACCCGCGTGTCAGGGCTAACTGATGGTGGCAAGACAAGAGCAGGAACCATCGCTACAGGCGAGACATTATTAGAACTTTATAAGCGTATCGGCACCACCTACGTGTGTGTTGATAGTCAAGTAATCCCAGCATAATATGGCAAAACTAGTATTTGAAGCTACCCTACAAGAGTTTTCCGACTTCGCTGATCGTCTAGAGTATCGAGCAGTCGTGACTACTGGGGCAGATGAGGTTGGCAATCCAATTGTCGAACCAAACAAAGAAAACAAGCAAGCGTTTTTGCTAAGGATTATGAAAGAGCAAATTGCTACTATCTTCCATAAGCCACTCACTGACGACATTGAAAAGGCGGTACGAGATACCCGCGAGGCGGAAAAGGAGGCCGTGCGGGATAATATCCGTTCACGGGTGACGGTAAGTGTGAAGTAGTATATGGCCATAGCGTTTGACAATGCTTCGATGAGTACGAGCGATACAGTTGCAGCTACGAGCAAAACACATGCTCACTCCTGCTCTGGTTCGGATAGATTTCTTGTTGTCAGTGTCGTTAGTTTGAATGGAAATTCACCAACTCCAACCCCAACAGCGACATATAATGGTGTCTCAATGACTGCTGTAGCAGTTAATATTATTGCCTATACAGGCACAAACAACTGGCGACATCATGTTTTTTATTTAGCAAATCCCGCATCAGGTTCAAATAACGTCGTAGTGACTGCTACGACGGGTGTAGCGCAGTGGCGGGTCGTGGCGGCATCATACACAGGTGTTGATCAAACCTCGCCTGTGATTACCTCGAATACAGCAGGGAATATCGCCTCTGGCAAAGTAATGAGTATTTCATTAACTACCTCAGAAGATGCGTGGTGGTATATTTCTGGCTCTAACGTAGATGCAGAGTGGAATAGTATTTCTAACAATGGAAGTTCCCTTCGTAATGCGACAGGTTCATCAGGACGGTTGAGGGTTGGAGATTCAAATGGACTAATTTCAGCACAAACAGGCACCATCACCATGTCTTACACTTTTGGTACTTCTGGTCGGGGTTATGGCGGTGCCGCATTTGCCTTTAAGCCAGCAGAAGTAGGCCCAACACCTACCCCGAGTGGTATGATGATGTGGTGGTAAAAATACTATGCTTACTAAACTCCTCATCTACCTCGGCTACCGTAGCAGATGTCACCGCGCACCAACATACATCCGTAGAGGGCGGTATGGGATGCGTTGTGGTGAGTGCGATAGGCCGTGTTAAGTGTGATATAATTACCGTATTATGGACGCCATCATCACCGCACTTCCGCAACTTGGTATCGCTGGCGCAGCGATCTTAGTGCTGTACCTACAGTTCAAAGATGCCTCCGAACGCGCGGAAAAAAAAGACGAGTTGCTCATCACCGAAGTAGAAAAGCACCAAGAGACACAGCAAGAGCACCAAGCGTACATGCGCGAGGTACATAGCAGTACGATGGTACAGCTCAACAATGCGTCCAAGGTCATTGAGGACAACGTGAAAGCATATGAGAGGGTTATCAACCTTTTAGATAAAAAATAGTATGATCGCACCAATTCGCTTCTTGAACTTAGAGCTGGCACCTGACGGTGACGTAACGCAGTGGTTCGGTAAGAACCCAGCCCTCTACGCCCAGTTTGGCCTCAAGGGGCACAACGGTATCGACCTGGTACGCCCCCACGGTGAGCCCCTCTTTGCTATCGAGGATGCAGACGTTGTTTCAGTCGTAAATGATCCGCTCGGGTACGGTAAGAACGTGCGTATCGTGTCGAAGACACCAGACAGCAAGGGCCTCTGCAATGAATGGGTATACGGCCACAACAGCCAAAACCACGTCAAGGTAGGTGATGTCGTAAGTGCTGGACAGCACATTGCTGACACGGGCAATACAGGCTTCGTGGTCTCAAACAGTACTGGCAACGGCTTCTGGAAGACTAACCCGTTTGCTGGCACGCACGTCCACCTTGGGCTACGCAAGGTGAAGCGCGTGAAGTCTGGTGGCTTTACCTACGCAGGATCTACCATCCGACTGAGCGTGCAAAACTACGACAACGGTTTTAAGGGCAGCATTGACCCGCGCCCAGTCATTCAGCACCTCAGTAGCAATGCGTCGCGGCAGCACCGCCAGTGGTTTCAACAACTGCTGCGCGTGCAAGACGCGATCAATCGCCTTACTAGAAGCATCTAACCTACTAATTATGAAAACCATCATCGACTTCATTATCAAATCATCGGCTGACCCACGCGCCACTTCACTCACCGTCAAGGCGGCACTCCTCGGGCTCATCCCGTTCATCATGCAGGCGCTCGACATCGCCTGTGACTTCGGGAAGCAGTGCTACGACCTCCAGCCCAGTCTCTTT